TACCAATTAAATAAAAATACCCTTTAATAACAACGATTAAGGGGTTATTTTTGTGGTATTGAAAATAAAAAAGGGCACAAAAGGGGCAGTATATGCAAATTATCGAATTTTAAACAAAAAAATACGCTCAGATTTGAGCGCATTATCCAAGTTTTACCTGTTCAAGTTTGTTCATCATATCCTTATCCATCTGTTCAGTAACGTGAGAATAAATGGAAAGTGTTGTACGGTGGTCGGAATGGCCTACACGATCCATAATAGCTTTAAGTGACACGCCTTGTTGAGAGAGTAATGATATGTGGCTATGTCTTAATATATGTGAAGAAACTTCTTTATCAATACCAACATCTTTAGCTGCTTCCCTAAGGATTTTATTGAATCTTTCAGTCTGCATTGGGTTGCCTTTATGATTAGTAAATACAAAATTTCTATTTAGATATCCATCATTCCATTTTGAATCCTTTTTGTTCTCCAGTATTGCTTTCTTTAATATCTCGCAACTTCTGCTACTCAATCCAATTGTTCTATAACTAGACTCTGTTTTAGTGGTATCTTTTACACCGAATCCACCAGATTCATCGTGAAACCAATGGATTGTTCCGTTAATATTTAAACTCTTATTATCAAAGTCTATATCTTCATTTTGAATGGCTAACATTTCACCAATACGCATACCATTTAAGGCTTGGAATTCTGTCATGAGTGCAACGAATAAATAAAACCGCTTATGGATACCTGAGTGCATCTTCTGAGCCTTCGTATTAATATCTTTGATGATAGATTCTATTTCATTTAATTCGAGGTACTTATTACGTTTAGCTTTCACTTCATCATAAGACTTAATTCTTTTATTTAATGTTATATCTTTTAAAAATTCTAAATCTTGCAGTTTATAGATACGTCTAGTGTATTCAAATACATTTTTGAATATGCTTAACGCATCTTTGTTTACTTGATATACATAACCTTTACTATCCATTTCATCGAAAACTTGTTGCGCATATGAAAGTGTTATTTTATTGATTAAAATATCTTCATCTACAAATTTCTTCAAAGTGTTTAGCTTACTCAATTTAGTTTTAATAGTTGTTCTTTTTGACCCAGACGTTTTGATATAATTCTGAAACCACTCATCACATGCGACATGGAAAGTTAGTGACTTAAGTGTAGTAGGTTTCTTATCATTCAGTTTTTCTTCTATACGCTCATTTAAGAGTCTTTGAGCTTCTTTTTGTGATTGCTTACCATTCTTATTAAGTACCACGCTAACACGTCTCCATTTGGCAGTGAGAGGGTCTTTGTACTTCTCGTAATATCTATATTTAGTTTCTTTATTCTTATTTTTAAATTTTTCTAACCACATTTTGCTTCTCCCTCCTCAAAATTGGCAAAAAATAATAAGGGTAGGCATGCTACCCGGAAAATAATGATTATGACATAATTAATAGATTTATATCGTTTCTTTATAAGAAATATCGACATCCAAATGGAATTTCTCAGACTCTACAGTTTTATTGTCTTCGTAAATTTTTAAAAAACTTTTTGGTAACCCATCATCTCCTGTGTAGAATAAATCATATGAAAAAGTGTCATTATTATTTAAATGGAACGTTACTTTACCAATATTAAACCCAGAATAAAATTTTGATTTATGACCATATTCTTCTCCTTTTTTAGTGCCGTTATGTCCATAAATGTTGTATTCTTCTTGAAGGTACTTTCTTAATTTGACATCAATCTCTTGAGCGGTAACAAATTTTTTATTTGTCGAAACTTTATTGGTAGAAATAGTTTTGTGATTTCCATTGATCCATATATTTATAGGTATATTTCTAGGTTTATCTAGATATTCGTTAGTAGCTGTGACTCCACCATATATGTATTTATTGTTACACTGGCCATTATAACTAATACCAAAAACATCAAGTTTTTTTCCCTTGAAATTACTAAATTTATTAAAATCTTTTGATTCTGAAATTAAATCATAAGATTCATTTGAAAATTGTAGTTGATTAGCTATAGGAGTATCATTGTCTTTTACATCTTTTAAATCTACAAAGTCTTTTTTTGTATAAAAATTCCTGAGATTATCAATTCCTATATCACCTTGAGCGCTGGCACTATTAGAGACACTTAAAGTTATTATATTTATTAATATGATAACTATTAATTTTTTCATTGCATTTTCTCCTTAAATTCTATTTATTCAGTCTTCTCATATGAAATCTCTACATCCAAATGAAAATTCTCTGCATCTATAGTTTTATTATCATTGTAAATTTTTAAAAAACTCTCTGCTTGACCAGTTCCGGTGTAAAACAAATCGTATGTAAAAGAAGTTTCATTATTTAAATGGAAAGTAATTTTTCCTTTGTTAAATCCAGAATTAAATTTTGACTGATATCCATATTCCTGACCTTTTTTTGTTTTATTAAAACCATATATATTGTATTCGTTTTGTAGGTATTTTCGTAACTTAATATCAATCTCTTGAGCAGTTACCTCTTTTTTTTGAGTAGAAACCTCGTCTGTAGATATAGTGTTTTGCTTACCATTGACCCAGAGATTAATAGGTATATTTCTAGGTTTATCTAAATTTTGATTCGCCAACGTAATTCCGCCATACATATATTTTGTATTACAAAGACCTGAGTAACTTATTCCAAAGATATCTACTTTATGATCTTTTAATCTCTTCGCTTCATATTCATTATGAAACTGTGAATATAAAGTGTATTTTCCATCAATATACTCTAATTGATGAGAAGTAGAAAAATTTCCAGAACTAACTCCTTGAAGCGTTTCTGGTTGATAATTAGTATAAAAGTTTCTAAGGTTGATTACCCCTACATCAGCATATGCTAGATTGTTTTTTATTAAAAATGTGAAGAAAAACAAGCTAACAGTGAGTACTCTAAATATTTTATTCATTTTCATTTCTCCTTTATTTATATTTCTTTATATTTAAAAACTCTCAACGGCTCAAAGGTAATTGAATATTCGCCGTAGTGGGTACCAATACCGTATATCTTTTTATATTGTTCTATCGCTTCTAATATGTATTTTTCACTCAGTTGTAGGTACTCGGACAACTCATACAAGTTACGTACGCCATAATTATAAGCTTCTACAATTTCACGTAATGGAACAGCTGAGATAAAGCCGTGTCTACGTGCATAATTTTCAAATTTTCTATTAATCCATTTTGATTGGTCTAAAATGTTGCCATACGTCAACTTGTGGTGGGCAAGTTCCTCATATAACACTTCTGCTTTACGTGTTTCTGACAAATTTTTATTAATTAAAATAACCCCATTGTCATAGAGACCCTCAAAATTACCTAAAGATTTCCCATCATCAATTGGTATCTCTTTGTTTTCAATAACCATCTTTTCGTATAAATACATGCAATAACCCCTTACTGATTTCGATGTGCTTTTCTAACTAACTCCGCATACTTTCTAATTTCAATTAATTCTTCCTCTGTAAAATCTCCATCTAAGTGCGCGGCGATAGTATCTTGTTTTGTAGATTCTTCGCGTTCAGCAAATCCTAATAAATATTCTGTTTTTATTCCAAGTACTTTCGCAAAATCTTCAGCACGATTCAATGGGAACTCTCTAGTTAAATTTAAATATCTTGATACTGCTGATTTTGCTACACCTACACGACGAGCTAATTCACTTAGTGACATATTTTGTTCTTTCATTGATGTTTTAATTATTGTGATTATTTCATCATTAGTTCTCATTTCTTGTATCTCCTGAATTGAATATTTGTTCTTATTTGTGAACGATTTGATTATAACACCGTTCCCAAAAGAATACAATATATAAGGAAGAAAAAACTTTTTGAATTTTTTTAAGTAAAAATTGTTGACGAACGAGAACGTAAATGGTAAATTGTAATTAGTTCTCAAACGAGAACGATAGGAGGTGTAAACGTGGTACTAAATTTAAAAAGATTGAGAGCGGAAAGAATAGCTTGTGGTATTACGCAAGATGAAATGGCTCACAAAATGGGGTGGAAAACAAGAACGCCTTATGCAAAGAGAGAAAATGGAATAGTAGATATTGGAGCGAATGAATTTATTAAAATGGCAAAAATATTAGGTTATGAAACAAATAACCTAGACATTTTTTTTACCAATAACGTTCCCGGAAAAGAACGAAAAAACATCTTAAAAGGAGGTGAATTAAATGTCTAGAACAAAATTGCATGATGTACCAGCTAAAGAAAATACAATTACAGAAGCAAAGCAAGTTGTAGTGAATCCTTTGTTTGCGAAACCTAATGCACTAGCTAGTATTTTTGGAATTTCATATAGTTCGGTGAATCGCATTTTAAAAGAGTGGGAAAAAGATTCTAAAGGTGTTGATGATTTATATTACTCGTTATCATCAACAATGATTGTTATCAGTATTCCGCGATTCGAGGAGTACATGAAGGCGCGTCATAAAAAATGGATGTAGGAGGCAAGGCAATGAAAAGGTACTTAGTTTATATCTGCTTAGTTTCATTGTTAACAATATTATTACTATCAATATCTAACATGTATGTTGCTTTTAGCGTTTATGCTTGGCTAATAACTTTAGGATTTAATTTAACAGGAGGATTAGAAAATGAATAATGAACAAAAAGAAGTGATTAAAGATATTTATAGCAGTTTGGAATCAGTAGCTAATAACAAATCAGAGGTATACATCCATGAATTTAAATGTGGTGAGAAAGAATGGACAGAGACAGTAAACCGTGAGCAACACTTACAAGCGATTATCGAGTGGACATTGCAACAAATAGAAAATAATTTTGAATTTGAAGAGGAGAATGAATAAGATGAATAAATTAACTAAACAGGAATACAAAAACATTGAAAATAAATTGAATTACGAGCATATGGTAAATGGTAAAAAACGCACTAATAAAATAAACAAACTCTTACAAAGAGAACATGATAGAGATGCTTCAATTATTAAAAGTGAATACCCTAGACTAAGTGATAGTGAGATATCAGAAGTTATTGTGGATTATAGAACTTATAAGAAGCTTGTAATAGCAACAGAAACTTTTGTTGATTTTCCTATAAATTATGAGGATTCAAATGTATGTCAGTTCATTACTAAGGAAGATATTGAAGATCTAAAAGTAGCAATTGAAGAAATGACAAGTTTCGTTGAAAATTTGGAGGAATTATAAATGAATTGGGAGATTAGAAATTTAATGTGCAATATAGAGATAGTAAAAGAAAAGTTGGAAGATGTAGCGACTACACATACATGGTTTGTAGATGAACGATTTAGGAAGAGATCGTTAAAAACTAAAGAAGAAGCGGTTAATTACGGTCTAGCGTATAACGAACATAGAATTCACAACGAACAAGTTACAGAATTAATGCTTACTTATTTGAAAGAATTAGACGGTTTAATGAATAAGTTTCATGAAATAGAAAAAGCATCATCTGATGTAAGTTTGGCGACAGAATCAGATGACGCAAAGAAATTAAAAATTACAGAGTAATTAATAAAAAATAACTATTTTTATTATAACATCTTTGCTCTGTTGTTTCATTAAGAGGTGCAAAAAATGAATGAAATTAAATTAGAATATGACACACATGTTTCAGTGGTACATTATGAACGTTTAGACTCACGTTCATTTAAGAGCTTTTCAAAACCTGAATGGAGTAAGTTGGTTAATAAACTGTCTGTGCCTATAGAAGCGAATTATAAGTATGCACGTGGTGTTGCTGTTTACGGTGATATTAAAAATGGTGCAAATGCTCATGGTGAAATTATCAAAAAGCATCGCAATGACGTTAATGTCGTATACAGAGATGTGATTGTACTTGATTACGATGAAATAAATGATTTAAAGCAATTACATGAAGCAATCAGCTCAGCTTTAAGCAATGTTGCATGGTTTTGGCACACATCGTTTAGCCATACAACTGAACAAGCTAGAATACGCCTTTATATCCCTCTAAATGAGCGAATAAGTGCAGATGATTATCGTAAATATACAAAAGTATTAGCAAATAAAATTGGTCATAAAGTGGATGAAGGTTCATATCAGCCAAGTAGATGTTTTGCATTACCAGTTATTCAAAAAGGACACATATTTATTAAGCGAGTGAATGACTGTCCAATTATAGATGTTGATATGCTCGAACAGTGGTCAAAGGAGTTTGAACAATCAAATGGTAGTCCTAATATCAAAGGGTACACACGACGTGATAGTGCGTATTGGCGAGATATAGCTTTTGGTGTAAGTGAGGGAGAGCGCAATTCAACATTGGCTTCAATTACAGGTTATCTTTTGCGTAGGTATGTAGATCCAAACTTAGTTTATGGGTTAGTGAGTGCGTGGGCAAGTGTATGCAAACCACCTATTAATCAAAGTGAAGTAAACAATACTTTTAAAAGTATTTTGAAAAAAGATAGTAAAAGCAGTTAGAAATGGAGGTTTTTGTTTGGAAAATGTAACAAATGATGAAGTGTTTGAAATGATTGATAGTAGAACCGGTGTTTTAAATGTTAATGATTGGAAAAGTCAATTAAGGCGTTCTGCCACTACACAAGCATTGAAAAAAACGACTACAAATGCTGAAATCATATTGTGTAATGATGAGAGTTTAAAAGGGCTAGTACAATATGACGCTTTTGAAAAAGTAACCAAGCTGAAACGTCTACCGTATTGGAGGTCAAAAGGGGATGCGAATTATTATTGGGCTGATATAGATACCACACATGTGATTTCACATATTGATAAATTGTATAATGTGCAGTTTAGCCGCGATCTTATTGATACTGTAATTGAAAAGGAAGCATATCAAAATAGATTCCACCCTATTAAATCGATGATTGAATCTAAATCATGGGATGGAATCAAAAGAATTGAAACGCTCTTCATTGATTATTTAGGTGCTGAAGATAATCACTACAATCGAGAAGTTACAAAGAAATGGATGATGGGTGCAGTTGCTAGAATCTATCAGCCAGGTATTAAATATGATTCCATGATTATTTTATATGGTGGTCAAGGTGTTGGGAAATCTACGGCAGTGAGTAAATTGGGAGGTCATTGGTATAACCAAAGTATTAAAACGTTTAAAGGTGATGAGGTCTATAAGAAATTGCAGGGTTCTTGGATATGTGAAATTGAAGAACTGTCGGCATTTCAAAAGTCTACTATTGAAGATATTAAGGGTTTTATAAGTGCCATTGTAGATATTTATAGAGCTTCGTATGGTAAACGCACAGAGCGTCATCCTAGACAGTGTGTGTTTGTAGGGACAACCAATAACTATGAGTTTTTAAAAGACCAAACAGGCAATCGTCGTTTTTTCCCTATTACGACAGATAAAAATAAAGCAACTAAAAGCCCATTTGACGATCTAACACCAGTTGTTGTGCAACAAATGTTTGCCGAAGCTAAAGTATATTTTGATGAGAATCCGACGGATAAAGCATTGTTGCTAGATAAAGAAGCGAGTGAAATGGCTTTAAAAGTCCAAGAAGCTCATTCTGAAAAAGATGCTTTAGTTGGAGAAATAGAAGAATTTCTTGAACGTCCTATTCCGTCAGACTATTGGTATAGAACGTTAGAAGAAAAAAGAGTGTCTGCGCATGATGTTATAGACCAAGACTATATTAAATTATATGGTGATGGTAAATTGATTGAATTACCGAATACAAAACCAGGTGCTTATGTATGGCGTGACAAGGTATGTAGCATGGAAATTTGGAAAGTGATGATGAAACGAGATGACCAACCACAACAACACCATTTAAGAAAAATTGATAAAGCGTTAAGAAATACAAATTATTGTGACATTGTGAAAAAGCAAACGCGATATGGTGAAGGTATTGGTAAGCAATATGGCTTTAGTGTAGATTTAGCTTCTTATTATCAGAAACTTAAAGTTTAGACATCTTATTTTTAGGACAGTAAGACACTTATAAGACAAGTTTAAGACACCCGCAATCCCTTGTGGCAGTATATGCCATGCTATAAGTGTCTTGGTGTCTTGATAGTTTTTAGGGTAAAGTTTTATAAAAATTATTTACACAATATACAAAATATATAAATGTAGGTCGTAAACAGTGAGACAGTGAGACAGATTAAGTGAAGCCCTTGAGGGAGTAAGTGTAAAAAGAAGTTCATAAGTGTCTTGAATTGCTATTCGAATAAGACAGTGAGGCACCTATCAAAAATTAGGAGGAAGAAAATGAATAAAAATCAATTAAAGTCAGAAATTTTAGAATATATAAAGGCGCATGCTGGTACATCATTTGTAGAAATAGAACGTGTATTTGAAGAAAATAATTTTGATTATAAAGGTGACGGCGCATATACAAGTGGTCAACATCCCAATGTTGTGTTTTGGATTGGGTGGAGTCAAGAAGCGTTTGATGTTATCGCTGAACTTAAAAAAGACAGACGTATTGAGATGGATATTTGTGAGCCAATTGTTTATATGGTTGATGGTAAAGGTTTGGATTTGCCTATTGTAAGGTCGAAAAATATTAAAACAGATCATTGGCTACCTGTCACGTTTACTATTAGTAAGAAAGAAACGGAGTGTGTCTAATATGAATGACAAAGAGAAAATTTATAATCAACTTCATCATGATGCACCAATTCAAAATATACCAGCACCCGAAAATTTATTTGTCGAATATATAGAAGCTGATGAAGTATGGTATTCACCAGTTGTATGTATGGCTTTAAGTAAAGCGCATAATATTAATTTTTATGATAGTGATGATGTGGGGTGCATTGATAAAGCAGCCACATGTAGCATTAAAAAATTTAATCCTGAGACAGGTGAGTTTGAACAATTCAGCAAAATGGCTCAAAAGGAGATAACGCAATGAACATAGAAACTGTAGTAAATGAATTTGAAACACAAGCAGGCACGTTACTAAGGTACTACACTGGATTATTAGAACATAGTAAAGTACAACCGTATTGCTTTAAGTTATACAATGATCCGTTTGATATGGTTTATGTGATGATGAACGGGAAGTTATTCGGTCATGTATATATTAAAGATTGTAAAGTAAGGCAATCATTTGAATTAGCGTCACCTAAGCACACTGAGGGGCTTATAAGAAGTATAGAAGGTCATTATGTAGGTTATGAATTACATGACGGTAAACAGCTTTCTATTAGTGATATGATGGCCAGTCAATTATTTGAAGATGAGTATTTTATGTATGGATTACAAACATATGCAGAATCAAATAATAGTGATGTGTTTGAGTACCTAGAAAATGGATTTGATACCGATACACTTGAGGGCATTCAATCGAGTAATACTGATGTGATATCGAATATTGAAATGTTGTATCAGATAGCTACGGGAATCAATGAACCAGCACCAGAGTTAGTTGAGGGGTTGAGATTAGTAACTGAGTTTGTACAAGATGAGAAGGCTGCACAAGAGGATTACACGGGGTTAGAACGTAAATTGAATGATCTAAAAGCGTCTTATTATAGTATAAGTAAATAATGTTATGAGGGAGTCGCATGTAGTATGTGGCTCCTTATAAAAAAACGGCAAGGTTTGTACAAGGTATAGAAGTTTAAAATGGTAAGGTTTTCGGAAGGTGTTGGCTTTTAAAACCCAAAAGTTTCCCAAAGGTGCGCAGACTCTGAGAACAATGAAATAGGAAGGTGTACAAGGTTAAAAAAAGCGAGGTACAGAACTTTAAAATAGTAATTTTGAGGTAGAAAGAAAACAATGTTTTATACCAGGGTTGCAAAATGGTGAGAAAAGGGATAAATATGAGCAATTGAATCAAGAAGAAGTGAAAAACCCAAGCTTTTCCGTAGGTTATAAGAATAGTGCGATTTTAGATAGGTACGAAGAATTGCGTCAAGAAGGAAACTAAAGGTAAGTGGTTTTTGATATTGATAAAAGTAATAAGGTTTTAATAAGGTATAAAAAATTTAAAAAGATAATATATGTTAATGTTTGTTATTTTTGAAGAGGGCAAAAGTTTTGTTGTTCGTATTTTGTTCGTGTAAAAAACGGGAACTTAAGTTCTGTAGAAACTACTAAGTTTTACTACGGAATTTCTTTTGTTTATTGTTTTAAGAGGGATAGGGGTGATGCTAAACACCTGATATAATGCGATTTATAGCGAACATAAGTTTGATTTAGATGTGTAGAAATGGTATAATTAGAGTAAGCAAACAACAGAAAGCATGGTGAGACAATGAGTGAATTTGAAGTAAAAGAAAAGACGTACAACTTACCGAATGAACACCGCCAAGTACTCAATGTGATAAGAAATACGTCTAATAAATATATTACTAAAACAAAGCTGCTTAATCAATTGGGATATGAAGTGAATAAGGCTAACAATAGATGGTTAACACAAGTCATTACAAGCTTAATCATTAATTATCATTATCCTATCGGATATAGCTATAAAAAAGATACTAGAGGCTATTACATCATTAAAACACAAGCTGATAAGATAGAAGCTATCAAAAGTATTAAGGGCTTAATTGAGGGCAGTCAGAACCGTTTAAAAGCCCTAGAAGAAATTGAAGTGTAACATGATAACTATGAAATGAAAGAGGGTAACATAAATGAAAACAAATCATTTATTTGAAAAATATTCCGATGAAGTAAAAGGCTACAAAGAAGAAATTAATAATTTAGAATCTAAAATTGAAAATACTACAAAAACTATTGAAGATCTATCTTCCAAATATAAAGAGTATATAAAAGTTGGCAACGATAATGAGGCTGATAAGACGTTTAATAAGATTTCAAAATTAGAAGATGAGAAAGCAAAAGATAATAAAAGATTTGAAATTAAAAAGGAATTATTTAACAGTATTAAGCGCGAAAAACTCATAGACTTATTGTTGAATAGGAAGAATATTCCTGAGTTATATCAAGAGGAAGCACAAATTTTAGCGCGTGAATTAGAAGGTACAATCAAACAGTTTAATAATGTTATTGATAAAATCAACAATATGAATGAAGAATATCGAGAAGATATGTATAAGTTCGATTCCTTGATAGATCAAAATGAAATGAAAAAAGATAATTTATTTAGACAACGATATGGCGAAGTGATTGTACTTTACCTCAACAACTTTCTTATTAATACAAAATCAATTCGTTTCAATGAACACAAAAAATTGGAGGTTAAGAAATAATGCAATTTAGTAAAACATTAGAAGCAATAAACAATGCTGAATTAGATGAAAACCAACGCTTATCTATTTTAGAAGCACTTAAAGAAGATGTGAACGATGAGGAAAAAAGAAACGTAAGAGATGTTCCAACTATTTCAGATTTAGCTGATAAAGTAAATATTAGAAAAAACAAATAGACAAAAGCCAAGCCTTAATTGGTTTGGCTTTATTAAGTAGTGGGGTGGATAAATGAAACTGAGTAAATCTAAGAACGTTTTATATTATCGTAATGTCGACAATAAACTATCTGAGTATCAACTATTAACGCAATTTAACCCAGCATTTATTAATAAAAAAATTAAGATGTGTGAATTCCAAATTGAAAGTATGTACCATATGAGTGCGTCGACCACAACATGTGATGAAATAATGGGGGTCGTGTCTGTCTCATATCCGATTGAAAAATTAGTTATCAAAATTATTGAAACAAAAGCAGGGTTACAAAACTATAAAAATAGATCTATAAATAATATGGCGTTGTTGAAAAAGGTACTAAATCATTATACAGAAAAAGAGCAGAAGCAAGTTGTAAAATATATGCGTTCAAATGGACGATATAAGCCCTACAACGTCATTGAACGCTTACAAGTTGATTTGTATCAAGCAAGTATTAAACAACGTTCAGAACGTCAAAAACAAAGAAATACAGCAATTGAAAACAGTAAGATTGCACGAGTAAATGAATATCACCAATCTTCATATGTAAAAGTGGTGTAACAATGGATAAAAAGCAAATAAAAGGCTTCGTGTGTGATTATCATAAGCGAACTAGAAGTGATGTATTAATAGATGATGATATAAATACTGATGAATTCTTTTCAATAGGTGATGAAAATTCTAATGAATGGATGACAGACGATAATGTTGATGATCATATTATAAAGAATCACTTAGAAATGATTGTTGACCGAGTAGCTAATGATAAAGAGTTTTATATTTTCGATTCTTTAATACAAGGACGTAGTTATCAAGATATTAGTAGTGTCTTAGATTGTTCTGAACAATCTGTAAGATTATGGTATGAAACCTTATTAGATAAAATTGTGGAGGTGATAGAATGAGTGAGTTAACGGCAAAGCAAGCGCGTTTTGTGAATGAGTATATAAGAACACTTAATGTGACACAAAGTGCCATAAAAGCAGGTTATAGCGCAAATAGTGCACATGTGACAGGGTGTAGGTTATTAAAGAAGCCACACATCAAGCAATATATACAAGAACAAAAAGATAAGATTATAGATGAGAATGTATTAACTGCAAAAGAGTTACTACATGTGCTTACGAATGCGGCAGTCGGTGACGAAACAGAAACGAAAGAAGTTGTGGTCAAGCGTGGGGAATATAAAGAGAATCCACAAAGTGGCAAAGTACAGTTAGTCTATAATGAACATGTTGAACTGATAGAGGTGCCAATTAAGCCAAGTGATCGTTTAAAAGCTCGTGATATGTTGGGTAAATACCATAAGTTATTTACAGATAAGCATGATATCAACGGGGATGTTCCTATATTCATTAACATTGGTGAATGGGACGGAGACGATGAGGAATTAGATAAAACTGTAAAAGATGTATCTAACGCTAATCCTAACCATACTGTGATTGTGGATGATATACCGTTAGAGGATTGAAGAAAATGAAGCTATGCTATTTATAAATTAATACTAATTAGTTTGATACCATAGCTTATTTACTGAGAAAGTAGACTTAAATGTAACAACACCAGTGTTTATTGATAATATTGGTGGGTTTGAGGAGTAGCAATAAAATAAAGGAGGTAATTGTGTAAAATATCTCTTTTTGTTATTTCTTATTTATTTACAACCGATAAAATTAAATGTATTATATATATAACGATCTAGCCATAACTCTATTCGGGTTATGGCTACTTTTATAGGGGTAAATTTATGAAGCCATTTGAAAGTCATAATAAACAATTGAAAATTCTAAGAAGAAGAGGAATGGAAGTACCGAGTAGTGCTAAAAGAGATTTAGAAAATGAAAATTATTATAATATCATAAATGGTTATAAAGATTTATTTTTAGAACTAGATGTTAATGGTAATTTTTTGGTTCCTGATAAATATAAGCAAGGTACTCATTTTAAAGAAGTCTTTTCTTTATACAAACTAGATAGAAAATTTAGGAATGTTTTATTAGAGTATTTGTTAGTATTTGAAACTCATATTAAATCAAGAATTTCATATTATTTTAGCGAAAAATATAGAGAACCACATTCATATTTATACTTTAAAAATTATTCATCTGACACAAGTAAGACAGATAGCATCGTGAAAATGGTTGCTACATTTAGCTCGGTTATGAGTAATAGAAAAAATAAACCATTAAAACATTATATTAATACTCATAATGGAGTGCCACTATGGATATTGGTGAATTATTTAACTTTAGGTAATGTTTCAAAAATGTATTCCAATTTGGATGATGATCTTCGATTGGAAGTTGCTAAAGACTATAAAAGGAAATTGGAAAGAGATTATAAAACACGTGTTCAAATAACTCCATCAGATGTAGACAGTATACTACAACAAGCACATATGTTTCGTAACGTGTGTGCGCATGAAGAAAGATTGTATGATTATAAAATAGACAGGGCTAAAAGTAGAGCTAATATATTCGCCAATTATAACAAAATATACGATAAAGAATACGTTCCTACAATGAATGGTAGTTATGTATTCGATTTGTTGATTTCACTATGTCTATTTTTGAATAAACATGATTACATAAAATTGATGAAAAATATGGATAAACTAATAAGTAATTATTCACATTCTTTCTATACAATTACTATAGATGACCTATATACAAAAATGAATTTTCCAGATCAAACAAAAATACTGGATATGTTATAAAAGATATTTTTTAATGTCACTTACGAGTGGCGTTTTTTTACGCTGAGAAACGTCCTGTGTTGCAGTGGAGGAAATAATTTATATATATGCTATATTAAATAGTATAATTATGATGTATTGAATCGCAATTAAAATATCAGAGATAAGGGAAAATACTTTAAATAAATGATGCTGGGGAGAGATTTGGCAATGTATGATGAGTTAAAAAATAAATCGGAACTTAGAAAATCAATTACTCATATCACATTAAGTATTACAGTACTAACTACAATTGCAGTTATAATTAGATTTTTTACAAAAAATCCTCCAGAATCTTGGGTAAGCGCCCTTAATATTGCTGGAACAATTTCGATTGTATATTATATGGGAGTATTCAATTCAAAATTTACATACTTAAGGTGGCTTGCGATTTCTAAAAAATTTAGTTATAAAATGTTTCTAGTATTTATAGCTATCATTTTTTTTGTTTTCCCTTTTGTGCTATTGTTTGTGCACAATTTATCTGAGTATATATTTCACACTGAAAATGTTTTAGTAAATTATATTAGTAGGATTTTCATAATAATAATTATGAACTTTATAATCATTTTAATGCACGCTATGTCATTTACCATGATCATACTATTGCTAATGGCAGTTTTATCAAGAAGAATTATAAAAAAAGATAAATCAAATATATAG